CATATAATGGCTCATCCCGACATAATGGACGACATCGCCGCGATACCCCAGCTGGACAATCTGCCGCACCACCCGCGCCGGGGTCAGATGATAGCAATCGTCATAGCCATTGGTCATGCCCAGCGCCGTTTCGGGCAGCACGACATCGCCGATCGCCAGCACCGACCCCGACCCCGTACAGGCCACCGCGCTCATCTCGGCCCAACCCTGCGCCGGTGCCGCCAGCACCCCGTCGCCGCCGTCGTAAGTCGGCGACACCAGCGAGATGAACATCCGGTCGATGTCGCCCGCCCACACCGGATCGGCCTCGCCAGGCAGCAGGAACCCGCCTTCGAGCGCGTCAAAATCCAGACTGACGACCGCATCCTCGCCCGTCCCGACCGCATAATTCCACAGCCGCACATACCAGGCGCGTGGGCTCCCGCCCGCATCGCGCCCCTCGATCGTCAGCGTCGGCCCATGCAGCGCATCGAGCGGCTTCACCCCGCCCGACCGCCAACGAAATGTCAGCTGCGTGTGCCGGAAATCGCGGTTCGTCGCATAAGCGAGCAACGGATGGTCCCACCGGTCCGCGGCCTCCCAGATCAGCCCCGCCAGATCTTGCTTCTGGTAAAACACCGCCTCGACCCGCAGCGCCCCCGGCGCCGCATTCGTCACGCTCGCCATCATCGGCCGCGCAAAATCGACCGTCCAATATCGCGGGTCGAACCGCTTCAGCCAGCCCTTGCGATGATGCGGCTCGGCCGACGCGACGAGCGCCCAGCCCATCAATCGTCTCCGCTCGTCACCGCGCGCCGCACCGCCCGCGCCAATTGCCGCCCGGTCTGCGCCAGCCGCTGCGGTTCGCTCCCCGCCTCGCCGCGCACATTCACGGTGATCGCGATGTTGCGCGTCATCCCGCCCGCCGCCTCGATCCGGCCGCTCGCGGTCGGCACGAACAGTTCGGGACCGCGCTCGCCGACGCGGTAAGCGCGGCCGGCGCTGACCGGCCCACCGGTCGCGCGTCCCGGCGCCCCGAACAGCGACAGCGCCAGCGCCAGCAATCCGCCCGCGCCGCTACCCTGACTGCCCCCCTGGTCGCCACCGCCCAATGCGGCGCCGATGCCGTTAGAAATCGCGGCGCGCGCAATATCGGCCATTACCGACAGCGCCAGCCGCTTCAAATCCTCGAACCCCAGCTTGCCCGACACGATCGCGCGGCTCAACGCCCGCTCGATCGCCCGCCCCGCCTGTTCGGCCTCGCTGACCAGCGGCCCGCCCAGCTCGGCGCGCAGCACCGCAATATCGCGCCGAAACGCCCCGGTGTCGGCGCGCACCGCCACCACCATCTCGTCGATCTCATCCATCGGGAAATTGCTCCATCATCGCCGCCAGTCCGGCGCCATCGAACGGCGCCACCGCATCCGCCTCGGCCCAGCCGCCCAGCACGCTGCGCACATCGGCGGGCGTCGCCGCCCAGAAATCATCGGGTGTCCACCCCGCGACCCGCGCCATCATGCAGAGCAGCGCGATCGCAGACGGTCCAATGCCCCCCTCCCCTTCAGGGGAGGGGCAGCGAGACTTGCCAGCTTGCTGGCTAGTCGCAGCGGGGTGGGCATCAGCGCGCTCAGCCATCGCTCACCGCCCCGACAATATCTGCCCCAGCAGCACGCGCAGCGCTGGGGTCACCGCCGCCAGCCCCTGCGCCACCACCGCCTCACCGACCGCCTCGCGCGTCAACGCGTCCGATCGGTCCTTCACACAATGCCAGAACAACGACGCCAACTCGCCCAGCCCCAATCGCCCGTCGGCTGCCCGCTCGACCAGCGCGAACAGCGGCCCCAACTCGCCCTCCGCCGCGACCAGCGCCGCAAAGCTCGGGCGCAGGACAAAGGCCCGATCACCGACGCGCAATTCCGCCTCGCCGCGCAAGCTGTTCGCCGCCGCGCTCACAGGCTCACCACCGCGCCGCTCGATTCCAGGTTCAGCGTGTAATTGCGCTCGCCATTATAATCGCCGGCGTAATCCAGCCGGGTGACCAGAAAGCGTCCGCGCATCCGCTCGCCGCTCTCGAAACGCAGCTCGTAATCGTCGATCGTCCCCGCCAGCGCATGGCCGCGCACCCGCACCTCGGCGGCTGATCCGGTAAAGATGCCCGCGGCGCTGACCGACACCGATCGCACCCCGGCGCCCGACAACAGCGCGCGCCACCCGCCCGAATCCTTGGTCGTGACATTCACCGCCTCGCCATTCACCGACAGCTGGGTGGTACGCAGCCCGGCGACCGTCTGATATGTTGGCGGCGCCGCACCGTCGCCGACCTTGAGCAGAAAAGCGCTCCCATTTTCAATTGCCATCGTTTAATCTCCTCAACAGAAAAACATGCGGAACGGGGAGTCGCAGGATGCTGATTACGTCATTGTTTATTGCCGCCATGATCCAGTCGCCCGCGGTCGATACGACGCGCGCCGCCTTCACCAAATGCCTGCGCGACGACATGAAAAAGTCACTCGAGGCCAAGGTCGAAGAGGTCGAATATGAAATGACGCTGAAAGCGAATTGTTCGACCGAACGCGACGCGTTCCGCAAGGCGGTGATCGCGCTCGGCCGTTCAGGCGGCGATTCCGTCACAGTCGCGACCGAAGACGCCGACATGCAGATCGAAGATTACCACGCCAATTTCACCGACAAGTTCAAGGATTACAAAGCGAACAACTCGCTGCCGGGCGATTGATCGCCACCGCGAAGGCGGGATGCCTTCACCGGGGCTATCGTCAAGGTCGGATCATTGAGCTTGCCTCGTCATTGCGAGGAGCGAAGCGACGCGGCAATCCAGAGTATGCGTAAGCCGCCCTGGATTGGTAGGCCTGCGGCCGCCTTCGGCCCGCTGCGCTCGCAATGACGAATAGAGTAACCGCCGCCAGTCTCGCGCTAAGCCACCAAACACCGACACCACACGATCACCTCGTGCCGCCAGCCGCCCTCGCGCATGAAACCGAACCGCGTCCGCACCACCCGCGCGCTCACCACCGACCAGCCGCCCGCCGCCCCGCGCAGCCCCGCGACCACCGCATCGATGCGGCCCGCGGCAACATCATCGATCGCCGCGCCCGGGCCGACCAACGTCAATGTCAACCGCACCTCGCGCCCTGCCCGGTCTTTGGTTCCCCAGTCGGCGCCCTCCGCGCCGCCAACCGCAACATAGGGCGCGCTGGCCCGCGGCGGCGTGCCATCGAATATCCCATGCACCAGCCCCGCCAGCTCGGCATCGCCCGCCAACAACGCCAGCGCCCGGGCGCGCACCGCCTGCTCGGCGCCGCTCATTGCCCGCTGCCCAGCGTCATCCGCCGCCACGGTTGCCACAGCGCCGCAATCGCCGCGGGCGGCGCGACCGGCGCCGCATCGCGGGCATCGTGCAAATGCTGCACCATCCGCACGATACCCTGGCGGATGGCCTCGGGAATCCCGTTCGGATTTTCGGCGATCCCGGCGCGGTAGCTGACCCGCACCCGCTCGGCATCGCCCGGCTGCGCGATCACCAGCTGCCCGCTGCCGTCGCGCCCGTGACGCAGCCGGTACGCCCCCGCATCCAGCACCGTCTCATCGCCGGCGGCGGTCAGCAGCACGGCGGCATCAATCGCGGCAACCGGCCGCGCGCTCAACCGCACCGGCCCGGCGCGCAGCGACAGCACCTCCTCGACCTCGCGGATGACCAGCCAATGGCCGATAAACGCCTCGCAAATATTGGTCGCCGCGCGGACCAATCCGGCGACCACGGCGTCGTCGATCGTCGAACCCAGCCGCAACCAGCCGCGCGCCTCGTTCAGGCTCACCGGGGCATCGCCCGGCAACAGGCCAGCCGCCATCACCGTTCCTCCACCCGAACGGTCATCGACCGCTCGTCGATTTGCCCATCGCTCAGTGTCACCCGGTTGGTGACCCGATAGACATGGCCGGCAACCCCGCCCGCCAAGGTCGCCGTCGACTGCATCAGGTCATGCGCTGCCGCCGCCACCGCGACGCCATCGGCCTCGGCTGGCGCGATGGCCCACACGCTCGCCAGCACCGCCTGGCCGCCGGGATAGGCGGCCACCCAGTCGAACTCGAAATCGATCCGGCTGTCCGGATCCTTCACGATCATCGTCATCGCCATTCCTTTGTTTATGGTTTGCGTATGATCACGCGGCGGCTGGCCTCGCGGATCGGCGGCACCGCGGCCTGCGCCGCAGCAGGCTCGGGCCCGCCCCACTCGCTGGCCAGATCGCGCCGCGCCGCATCGCCGATGGCGCGCGATGCCAGGGCGCTGCCGCCCATCATGCCGCCGCCTCCAGCGCCGTCAGCCGCTGCGCCAGCGCCGCCATGATGAACAGCGCCAGCTGGTCGGACCGAAGTCCAAAGCGGCTGTGTGCTGCGCCGCCGTCGGTTCGCCATTCGTCCCAACATAAAAAGGCATAGGGGGTGCGCCCCGGTCGGCCGTCGTCGCCCAGCGGGTCGACCAGCCCTTCGTCGGCCATGATCGTCCAGACCTGCTGGGCGCGGACCCCGAAATGCTGGCGCGCGCTGTCCGCGCCCTTTTCGGCAATCGCGTCATGCCACTGGTAAAAACCCAGCTCGGCGGCGATCCGCATCGCCGCGCGCAGTTCCGCCGGGTCCATCGCGCCGCGCCACGCCTTGTCGCGGCTATCGGACGTGTTGATCGTCCCCGTCCCGGCAAAAACCGTCGCGATGCGATACGCCGCGGTGCCCAGCGAATAGGCATTGTCGGCGCCGGGGCGCCCCGCGCCGCTCGCCTCCCACCGCCACAGCTCGGTGCCGTCATTGCCGCCATTGCGGTCGCGATAAATGGCAAAGGCCGACGTCGCCGGCACCTGCCCGATGCACCAGTTGGCGATGCCGTTCTGGGTAAAGCTGATCAGCGCGCCGTTGGGCGCGCCGTCGATATTCCCGAAATCGGCCAGAACGCCCCGCCCGGGGTTCGCTTCCCCGATATTAAACCGATAATTGGCGGCGGCGCCGCCCACCGTTATCCGCCCGTTCGCCGCGACCCGAATCCGTTCCGCGCCCCCGGTCGCGACCGCGATCGTGTCGCTCGCGGGTCGGAACAGGCCGGTGTCGGCGTCCCCCAAAAACGCCAGGGTCGGCGCCGCCGCGCTCCCATTGGGCACCCCCAACCCGCCGGTCAGCGCAAACCGTCCGTCGGCATCGCGATACGCCAGCGCCGACAACGGCACATTGACCCAGCTCCCGGCGCGGCGCACCGTGATCTGGTCGTCGGCCAGCCCCGTCGCCGCTGCCGCATGCGTCGTCGACAGCGGCTGCTTGCCGCCGACCGCGTCGGTCAGCGCGGTCACGGCGCCGTCCTGCCCCGCGAACCACGCGGCGCCAACGGTCAGCGCGATCGTCTTGAGCCCGGTCGCAAAATCGACCGGCGCGCCATTGTTCGACGAACTGGCGACCAGATCGCGCACCAGTCGCCCGCTGCCGTCGATCCGGCCCCACCCGACCTCCCACTGCCCGGGCTGGGCAATGCCGGCGATGGCATAGTGAAATTGCACGTCCGCCGGGACCACATCGGCAAAGCGGCGATGGCCCGGCACCGCGCCGGTCGGCGTCAGCGGGCCGGTGCCGCCGTCCTGGCACAGCTCGCGCACCAGATCGGCGAAAAAGGGGGTCGGCATGGCAAGCCCATCCTTTCGTTGATGATATCCGAGAAAAAAAAGGCGCCCGGCCCGGCACCCGAAAGGGGTCAAGGGAGCATAGGCCGGGCGCCGGTCGCGCCAGCGAAGATCAGCTGGCGGCGAATTTCATCAGCTTGATCGCCTGGGTGTCGACGATCGCGCCGCCGACCCGCTTGGTCGCGTAAAAATGCACGAACGGCTTGTTGCTGAACGGATCGCGCAGGATGCGTGTCTCGCCGCGGTCGGCGACCAGATAACCGGCGCGGAAATTGCCGAACGCGATCGACAGGCTGTTCGCCGCGATGTCGGGCATGTCCTCGGCCTCGACCACCGGATACCCCAGCAGCGTCGCCGCCTGCCCCTCGACCATGCCCGGCTGCCAGATGAATGCCCCGTCGCTGGTCTTGAACTTGCGGATGCGCGCCAGCGTATCGCTGTTCATCACCCACGCCGCACCCTGGCGATAGGGCGCACGCAGCGCATGGACCAGCTCGACCAGCTTGTCCTGCGGGTTCGATGCCGGAAACGCCCCCGCGGTCCCCGTCGCCAGATGCTGCACCGTCCCGAACGCCCGTACGCTGTCGATCTCATTGGTGGTGGCATAGGTCAGGAAACCCTTCGGCCGGTTCGTGCCGTTGCCGGTCACGAACGCCCCGCCCTCGGCGACCGCAAACTCGCGCCCGATCTGATCGGCCAGCCAGTCCTCGACGTCGAACATCGCATCGTCCAGCATCGCCTGGCTCGCCGCCGGATTGGCGTACAGCTCGCCCGACGGCGGCACGATTTCGGCAAAGCTGCGCGTCGCCGTCTCGGGCCGCGCCGCGGTCTCGCCGACCCAGCCCGCACCCATCGCTCCCGTCGCGATCAGCTTGCGATACCCGCTCGTCCCCGTCTGGACGACCGTCGCGATCGACCGGATCGGCGACAGCGATTTCAGCGTCGCCGCGATCGTCCCCTCGATCTCGCGCGGCACCGCAAAGCCGCCGTCGCCGCCCGCCGCCCCCGACAGGCTCTTCATCTCGACGCCCGCATCGATCCCGCGCCGCAAATACCGCTCGACAAAGGCGGTGCGCGCCGGATCAGCCGCCTTCGCCCCGTCCAGCGGCAACCGCGATGCCGCCACCGCCTGGGCATCGACCTGTGCCTTCAAAGCCGCCACCGACGCCTTCAGATCATCGACCGCCTCCGCCGCCAACATCGCGTCGAACGCGCCGTCCAGCGCATCGGCCTTCACTTCCATATCCAATTCCATGCTCGTCACTCCTTCACCAAATCGACCGCAATCACCCGCGCCAGCGGCTGCATCGGCGCCGCCACCAAACTCACCTCGGCCAGGTCGAGCCCCAGCAATTCGCGCGGATCGCTCCCGCGCGCCGCGGTCACCCGATAGCCAAAGGACAATCCGCTCAGCGCCCCGCGCGCGACCAGCGCCGCCGCGGTGGGATGCGTCACCCGCGCCACCACCCGCAGCCCGCGCTTATCCTCCGCCAATGTCTCGATCGTCCCGATCACCGCGCCCGGCCGGTGCTGCCACAGCAACGGCACCGCGCGCCGCTCCCGCAAACTCGCCGCAAACGCCCCCGCCCGCACCACATCGCCCCCACGATCGACCCGATCGAACACTGAAGCATAGCCCGCGAACCTGATCTCCCCTCCCGCTTGCGGGAGGGGTTGGGGGTGGGCAGCGGCACTCGCCGCCCTCACCGCAGCAACCCCGGCAGCCCCAGCTTCACCGCCAGCCCGACCACCAGCGCCGCCAGCATCCCGCGCACCGCCCAGTCGACCGCGGCCTTCCACGCGCTCGTCTTGGCATCACGCCACGCGCCCAGCAGCTGGCGCAGGTCGACCATGTCGTCGCGCGCCGCCGCATCAGCCAGGCCAAGCCTTGCCAAAGCCCGCCGCGCCCCCAGCTCGCTCGCCTCCTCGACCACCGCACGCAGCAACGCCGCGTCGGGCGCACTCGTCCCCGCCAGCGCGATCAACCGCGCCAGCGCTTCGTCTTCGTCCATGTCGATGTCCTCAAAATTGCCTCACACAAGACACAAAGAGGGCGGCTCAATCCGCCGCCGTCAGGCGAAATTTCGAGAATTTCGGAAAGCCACTTTGCACAGCCAAGCAGGACCCGGCTCGCAAGCTGCCCTCTTTGTGTCTTTGTGTGAGCATTTTCGAAATGCTACCCCAACCCCAACAACGCCTTCTTCTCGTCCGCGCTCAGCCAGTCCGCCGCCGACACCTCGTGCCACAACGCCATCCGGTCCTCGGCCAGCGCCGGCACCCGGTCCAGATCGACGCGCAGCTCGGCCCCCGCGAACCACCCGCTCAGCCCCTGTGCGATCCCCGCCAATATCTTCCCCACCAGCGGCAACACTGTCAGCCGCCACAGCGCCCGATTGGCCTCGCGGTAATTGGCATAGGTCGCATCGCCGGGCAGCCCGAGCAGCATCGGCGGCACCCCAAACGCCATCGCAATCTCGCGCGCGCTCGATTCCTTGAGCGCCAGGAAATCCATCTCGGCGGGGCTCAGGCTCAGCGCCTGCCACCGCAGGCCGCCCTCCAGCAGCAACGGCCGGCCCGCATTCGCCCCGCCCGCAAACCCCTCGGCCAGCTCCTCGCGCAGCCGCTCGACCTGCTCGGCCGACAACGGCATCCCCTTGTCGCCCGGATCATGGACCAGCGCCCCCGACGGCCGCGCCGCATTGCCCAGCAGCGCCGCGTTCCACGCCGCCGCCGCATTATGCGCCGCGATCGCGCCGGACGCGGCGCCCAGGCACCCCGCGCCATAATGATCGTCCAGCGGATGCAGCGCCTTCACATGCACAACCTGCGGCCGCCCCGCGTCATCCTCGGCGGGCAGCACGACCCCCGCGCCGCCCGCCTTGTACCGATACGCCACCGGCCACCCGCGGCTGTCCGCCTCGACGCTGACCCGCTCGGGGCGCAGCGCAAACAGCTCGGCCGGCGCGCCCGCCCCGTCGCCCAAAATCTGCACATAACCATTGCCATGCAGCAGCAATTGCGACGCCAATGTCTCGACCAGCCCCTGCCCGCCCGACGCCCGCGCCACCAGCGCCGCCAGCGCCGGATCGCTCGCCACCACCGGCGCGCTGCCTGCCGCCTCGGCGACCAGCTTGACGCTGCGCTGGACAATCGCATTGCCCAGATACCCCTCGCGCAGCTGCGCCTCATAAGACAAAGGCGCGGGCGACGACCCCATCATCCCATATGCCCCATACACCCGCGACAAAGCAGGCCGCGCAGCACCCTGCGCAGCCTTGCGGCCAAACCAGTTCATATGATTTCCTTAAGCTAGATTTTTTAGATCAAGAAACATCAGCGATGTTGGAGAAGACCGGTTACTGGCAGTGCCTAAGGTTCTAAATCCATGGCTGACGTAGAAATCTTGCGATTTTTTCACAGAGTCGAGAATGACAAACCGGCAACCCACATACGGCTGAATATGGTCGACGATTATACCAAGCGCGACCGTTAACAACTTTCGCCCGATACCATTTCTCTGTGCGCTGCCCTCTACTGCTAACCGTGCGATCCGCACCGCAGGATGGCGTTTGTATCGATCTGCACCGGGCTTATCCGGAATGAGGCTTTGGCCGTCCAGTTCGACTTCCGCACACATTAATGTGATGTATCCAACAACGATCCCCGGAGCCTCGGCAGAGCACGCCACATAAGTCGTTGTGAGATTCGCCTTCGCCGACTTTCTAGCGATCCTCCTGATAAAGTTCTGAAGGTCTTTGTCATCGCTGCCGCCCATACGAAAACGGCCAATCCCATGGGGATTGGCCGGATCATTGTCGAGCAACGATATTATGTGTTCCCCCGCCATGTGGCGGGGTTAGCATCGGGATTAAATCTTTACAAACCCATCCCGTACAAGTTTCGCCGCTGTTTTCGAACCTTGATTCAGCACCTGCGCTGCAACACGATTCTTATTCGCATGGCGAACTTGATTTACGAATTTCTTGGCATCATCTCCGGTCAAGCGGAGACCACCAAAATTACCAGATTGAACTGCCATCTGTCGTCTCCCTTCCGTTTCGATGCGATTGATAGGAATTTCTCACGTGCCAAATATGCACCTGAATTGCTTCACCACTTATGAACAAGTCTTCTTGACTTCAAGCGCAGCGCGCGCTAACCTCTCCCGGTTTTCAAACCGGGAGAGGTTAGCGCGCGCTGCGCTTGAGGACTAATCTGCGGCTCTCCGAAGGATAATTACAGTATATATCGATAAAATGATCATATAGGATAATTCCTACTCAAACACTCCTAACCCCCACCACCGCGCCCATCCGCAACCCCTCCAGCAACGCGGCCAGCGCCCAGACACAAGCATCTGCCCGATCCGGCGAGCGCCCCGGCCCCGCATAGCCGCCGCCGACCTGCAACCCGCACAGCTGGTCCTCCAACGCCGCGAACGCCCCCGCGTGCACCACCTGTCCGCGCTCGTAAGCCAGCGCGACCGGCTCGGCCCGCCGCGCCTTGCCGACGCTGGCGTGCACCGTCCGCACCGGCAGCGCGAGGTCGGCCTGCGCCAGCACCGCACGCACCATCTCGCCGCCCATATTGCTCTCGGCCACCATCCGCTCGGCGCCCCAACGCGCTGCGGCACGCGCCACCGCCTGCGCCCATACCCCCGGCGCAGCACGCTCGACGCTCGCATCCTCGACCACCGCCAGCCGCCCGTCGCGCAGCAACGCCGCGACGACGATCCCGCATGCATCGCCATGCGACGTCGCCGGCGGATCGACCCCGATCACCACCCGCACCGGCTTGCCGACCGCATCCGCCGCGACCCGGCACCGCTCGACCAGCGCGCGCGTCCACAGCGCGCCTTCGGCGTCCTCCAGCAATTCGCCGTCCAGCTCCTGCCGCCCCAACCGGGTGCCGCCATAGCTTTCCAGCATCGCCGCCACGAAATTTTCGGGCAGCCAGGGATTCTCGCGCGTCCGCCCGAATGTTTCGGCAATCCCGGGCGCCGCCTTGATGCGCCGCATCGCCGCATTGGCGCGCGGCGTCGTCGTCACCACGACGCGCGGCCGCGCGCCCAGCCGCATGCCCATCATCAGATTGTCCCACGCCGCCTCGCCGCGCCGCCATTTCGCCAGTTCGTCGCACCACGCCGCATGATGTTCGGGTCCGCGCAGTTCTTCGCCCGCCTCGGCGGAATAGAGCATCGCGACCGCCCCGTTCGCAAAGCGCAGTTCGCGGCGTTCGCGCACCCACCGCACCGGTTCGTGATCGCGCGCCACCGCGATCAGGCCGCTCGGCCCCTCGATCATCACCCGCTGTCCGTCCGCCATCGTCGCCGCGACCAGCGCGATCCGTGCGCCGGGTATGTCGCGTGCGATCTGGCTCACCCATTCGGCCCCGGCGCGCGTCTTGCCGAACCCGCGGCCCGCCTGAATCAGCCAGATGCGCCAGTCGCCCGGCGGCTCGCGCTGGCCGTCATTCTGGAACCCGTACCAGCGGCGGGCCAGTTCGCGCTTTTGCGCGACACTCAGCCCGCGCAGGACCGACCGCCGCTCGGCCTCGGTCAGCGTCGCCCACCGCGCCCAAATATCATCCGACCGGATCTGCCGCGACGCCGCGTCGCGCGCATCTGGCGCAATCGTCGTTATCCGCATCCGCCCGCGTCCTCCGCCCCGTCCGGTCCGCCATCCCTTTGATCGTCGTTCTGGCGCGCGGGCGGCGGCAGGACGGCCATGCCACCGCGCTCGGCGCGCAAAGCCCGCTGGCGCAGCACCATCCCGATCCGTTTGATCAGCACCGCATCGGTGTCTTCCTGCGTCGCGACCTCGCGTGGCTGCGACCGGCGTCCCACGGCGCTACCGCGTTCGACGCTCGCCCGGTGCTGGCGCAGCAGCGTGATGGCCTGTGCTACCGGCATTTTTTCGACCGGCTCTTTGTCCTCATCCACCGTCAGTTCCTCGACGGCTTCCAGCGCGCGGCGCATCAGCGCCATTTCGAGCCGTTCGTAACCCAGTTCGAGTGCGTCTCGCCACTGGCGGGCGAACGACGGATCGCGCCGACGCAAACGATCGCCGCTGCCCGGCGCCATCGCCGCCGCCTCATGGGCGCGGCGGACATTGCACGACATAGCCAGCTCGGTCAGGAATGCCGCGCGGCGCGCCTTGGTCCATCCGTTCGCTTTCGTCTTCTTGACCTGCAATGGCCCGTTGTGCTGCGGCCCGATCTCCTCATCCATCGTCGCCCACCTCCAAAATCAAAGGGCCGGAAGATCCCCTGTCAACAGAGACGCCGGCCCGACTCGCAATTCTTCATGATGTGATATTTGTGGCGTTTATGCAGGCTGCACACCCACCAGCATCTGGACCGACGCTCGCCCCTTACGGTGGACGCGATTCGCCATGATGTAGAAATCTCTACACGCAGCGTCACGCTATGTCAAGAGATTTTAACCGATTTGGTTCGCAGTTTTTCCACGGGCGTGGCAACAGGCAGGGATATTTTAAGACAGCGAAAAGGCCGCGCCAGTGAGATGCGGCCGTTCCGGCGTATGTCAATACAGTCCCGCAGCTTATCCGGTTGCGGCGGGGTCAGTCATATCCAAAATGGCGGTATCGTCAATTGTTGGGCCGCTTGCGAGGATTCGCGATTTCTGAAAAGGTGACCGCCTCGGAGCAATGTATGAGGGGATTATGGCTACGTTGAACTTCGTATTCAGTGCAGCGGAGGCTGCCGCGCTCAACACGCCTGCGAACGGTCAGGGCGGATTCCAAAGTCTAATTCGCGACCTTCAGGGACGCTTTGACCCAGCGACGCGGTCAATCGAAATGACAGACGCGTTAATCGGCAAAGTGGTTCGATATCTGTCGTATAAGCCGGGTGGCTTCGAAGGTCGGCTGGCCGCCGGTTTCCAAAGGAATATCATTAAGCATATGCAACAGTGACATAAATTAGGGCTGTACTTCCTGATTCGAGAGGGATATAACTCCCGAATCAGGAAGGGAGCCGTTTTATGGAATTTGGTGCAGAGCTCCCCGCATGGCCCACAGAGGCCGTCACGTATGACCCGCCCCAGACGAAATGGCGGATAGGGAATCAGACGGTTCGGCTTGGCGATTGCCTCAAGCTGCTTGAGGCGACGCCCGCTGAGGCCGTCGATGTTGTCGTGACCTCGCCGCCCTATAACATCGGCATTGCGTATAAGAGCTACGACGATCGACGCCCCCGCGCTGACTACCTTGCGTGGCTTACAAGAATCGGCGAGCAGTTAGCACGCGTGATGAAGTCTGAGGGATCATTCTTCCTGAACGTTGGCGGCACCGGCGCCGACCCTTGGATCGTGATGGACGTGGCCAACGCGTTTCGCGACACCTTCGTTCTGCAAAATCACATCACTTGGGTTAAATCGGTCAGCATCGGTGACGACACCGTTGGCCATTTCAAACCGATCAACAGCCGTCGCTTCTTGAACAACAATCACGAGGCAATTTTTCACTTCACCAAGTCGGGCGTAGTGGGCGTCGATCGGCTCGCGGTCGGCGTGCCCTATAAGGATAAGAGCAATATTGCCCGGTGGAAACACGCCAAGGCGGATCGGCGTTGTGCGGGCAACACTTGGTTCATACCGTATGAAACGGTCCAGTCGAAATCGCAGAAGTTTGATCACCCAGCGGGCTTCCCAATAGGCCTGCCAGATCGCTGTATCCGATTGCATGGCGTGGCGGACGCGGTCGTTCTTGATCCGTTTCTCGGCGCCGGAACCACCCTCGTTGCGGCGGAGCGATTGGGGCTAAAGGGTATCGGATTTGAACTCGATCCCAGCTATGCTACCATCGCCGCCGCCAGGCTAAGAGATGGTCGCCGCCAGCATGGCTAAAAGCCCACTGACGGTTATGCGGACGACCTTATCGGTCGGGGCTATCTCGGACGCACTGAAAATCTCCCCTGCCGACGTGATCGCAAAATTTCAGGATGCACGCGTAACGTCTTGGTTCGCAGAGATTTGGGGCGAACGCCTGTTCAACTATACCAAGCATGCCAGTGCGAACCATGCTGGGTCAGACGCGGCTATTGCGCTGGGCGACATCGGACGTTTCGATATTGGTGTTCGCTGCTTTTTTCGCAGCACCCTGAAGTTCCAGAAGTCCAAGTTCATCGGATCCGGTCGCTCTGCTTCAATGGACGACCTTATCGCCTCCGTGGAAGACGTGGAGCGCTACGTCATCGTCGATTTGCGCGGCTTCCCGACGCTCGATTTCTATCCGCTGGACTCAAAGGCACTGCTACGCCTTATCCGTCAGGGGAAGCTGACAGCGAGCGGAATTAGCCCGTCGAGGTTCGACACTTGGATTGCGGACGCGTTCGACGTGACGATCAAGGAAATCGAACTCTAGGATTTCCTTTCTGGCGGCTTGTGCTTCACCAGGTTCCCCAGGCACTTGTCGAAGTGCTCGGTATCGTCATCGGTTTCTCGGCCGCGCACCGCAGCAAAAGCGCGACCACGATCGTCAATGCCGTTCGCCTGACGGGTGTTATAGCGGAACTCAAATTCAGCCAGATAGCGGTGCAGATGCCGTTCGCCGCAATGCTGATAAATGCCCTTCACGCCGCGCTTGAAGATCGAGAACGCGCCTTCCACGGTGTTGGTGTGGATCGTGCAGTCCATGTAATCGTCATACTGGCGGGCGCCGTGAAGCGTCGCGCCATGCCCGGCAAACTCGCGACCGATCTTTTTGTACAT